CGGACTCTTGTGGGACAAGGCGCAGTTGGCCGACTTCCGCGAACAGTTCCAGGGCAACCCGGCAGGTTGGGCGCGCGCGTTCGGCAACCGTCGGGACGAGGGTATAACCGACAGGGCGATAGACGAGGCGTTGTGGGCGGCTACGGTAACGGCACCGGTGACGCCCGGCGACTTGGACGGCCGGCCGGTGGTGTTCGGCGTCGCGGTGGACGTGGACGGCACCCATACCAGCGTTTCGGCTGGCATCGCCAACAATGACGGCACAATTACGGTGCAACTGTTGAGAATCTTGGACGGCACCGGGTACGCGCCCACCGAACTCAACCGGTTGTGTGAGAAATATGACGCGCCGGTGGTGATCGACGCGCGCGGCACCGCCGCCGATTTGTCCGACAGGTTGCACCATATGGCAGACGACGCTGGCGACCCGTTGTTGCGGTTCGTGGACATGGACGCCGCCGACTACCTGACCATCGGCCAGAGTTTCGTCGCCGGTCTGGCGAATAAGGCGGTTACTCACGCCGCCGACGCTGAGTTGGACGCCAGCGCCGCGAACTCGGCGCGCAAATGGGCCGGCGACGCATGGCGGGTGAGCCGCCGTGGCAGCACCGGCCTTACATCACCGTTGGAAAGCTGCATGTTGGCCGCCTGGGGAGCAGCCCACAGGCCGGAGGAAACGGGGCCGCTGCAAATCTACTAGCCGGTGGCGTTCGGCGTTGCATGGCGGCACTATGCGGCGTTGGGCGGCGGGCTTGTGGCGGGTTTGGCGCTTGGCGGTGATACTTGGCCGCATGAGCATTTGGGAGCGTGTGAGAATGGCGGGCCGCGTGCTGACGCGCGGCGCTGACGCTGGCGTGCCGGACGGCATCAAACCACCGGCACGCTTGGCTGACTGCGACCCGTTGAGCCTCTCAACCGTGTTCCGTGGCGTGCAGGTGCTGCAAACCGCTATCACGGGTTTGCCTATCCATGAAATCAGGGGTGGCGTGAAGCTCGATACGGTTTCGTCCATCGTGCTTCAGCCGGACGTGAACCGTAGCCGCCGTGACTTCCTCGCGGACATGGTGGCAAGCATGGTGCTGGACGGCAACGCTTTCGTGCGTCTTGTGTGGTTCGGCGGCGAGGTGGTGTCGTGCGAGGTGCTGCCACCGTCGCTTGTGACCGTGAGCGACGATGGAACCGACCCCGCCTCTCCGAAACTCCGCTATTCCTATCTTGGGCATGATTACACGTCTGACCAGATCGTGCATTGCAAGTTTTTGAACGTGCCTGGCCGGTTGCGTGGGCTTGGCCCAATCTCGGCGGCGCGTGAGGAGGTGGAGGCCGCGCAGATGGCCCGAACCTACAAGGCCAAGTTCTACAGCGACGGCAGCAACCTCAAGGGCTATTTGCAGACCGAGGACAAGGTGACCCCCCAGATTGCCAAGGACGCCAAGGAGGCGTGGAAGGCCACCGGTGAGGCCGGCGACGTGAAGGTGCTCGGCTCGAAACTCAAATACGTGCCGCTGGACATGAAACCGGCCGACTTGCAGTTTCTCGAAACGCAGAAATTCGATACCACGCAGATCGCCCGGTTGCTCGGCATCCCGGCCAGCATCATGCTTGCGGCCGTTGACGGTAGCAATCTCACCTACAGCAACATAGAACAGTCGTGGATTGAGTTTGCCGATTACACGTTGGCGGCTTATGCGGGCGAGATCGAGGAGTTGTTCAACCGTTTGTTGCCGAGGGGCCGCACGGCCGCGTTCGACTGGGACAGCAGCCGGCGCGCGGACATGGCCGATCGGTTCAACGCCTACAAGACGGCGATAGAGGCCGGGTGGATGGACGTCAACGAGGTGCGCGCAAGGGAGGCGCTGCCGCCGCTTATCCCGGCACCGCAACCGGAACCACAGACACAGGAGGCTCAGAATGAAGCATGAAATCGGATTGAGGGGCGTGTGCCTGAGAGCCGCCGAGGAGGGCGATGGCCGCACGTTGGAGGGCGTGGCCGTGCCCTACGACAGCATTATCAGCACATGGGACGGTGCCGAGACGTTCGACCCCGATTGCGTCTTCGAGGAATCGGAATCGGCCAAGCTCTGCTACCAGCACGGGGAGCTTATCGGCCGCATCACAAACGCGGAACCGCAGACAGACGGCCTGCACATCACGGCGCATATCAGCGACACGCAGCGCGGCCGGGACGTGGTGGCCCTGTTGCGTGACGGCGCGCTGGATTCGCTCAGCGTCGGCTTCATGCCGATTGAGGACGAAACCGACAAGCAGGGCGTCACCCACCGCAGGCGCGTGCGCCTTTTGGAGGTGTCCGTGGTGTCGTGGCCCGCCTACGAGGCCGCGAAGATCACCTCGCAGCGCGCCGCCGACGGAACCCACGGAAAAGTGTCCGAAACCGGAAACCAGAAAGGAACCAGCATGGACAATGACGAAATCACCGAGAAGCTGAACGGCATCATGGACGAGCAGCGCAGTCTCAAGGCCGCAATCGCCAAGACGGGCAACCATGAGCCGGCCAAGATCATGGGAAGCGAGTACCGGACGGCGGGCGACTATCTCCAGGCGCTCTACCGTGGCGACCAGGAGGCCGTGCAGCTGATGCACGAGTGCCGCGACCTGATCTCCACCGGCGACACCGGGAACAAGGTCGCATGGATTAGGGATGATCTGCGGCTGATCGAGCAGCGCCGCAAGGTCACGAACATCCTGACCCACGACACCCTACCCGACAAGGGCATGACGATGGAATACAACGTGGTTGCGGACGACACTACAGCGGTGGCCCAGCAGGCGGCGGAGGGCGGCGATCTCCAGTTCGGCAAGGTCAAGTTCGGAACGAAGAGCGCGGCCATCAGCACCTATGGCGGCTACACGACCCTGAGCCGCCAGACCATCGAGCGCAGCACCACGCCCATGCTCAACACCGCGCTTGCGGCTTTGCGAAACGCATACGCCAAGGCCACCGAAAACGCCGTGCGCAAGTATCTTTACGACACCATCGCCGCGCAGCGCGACGCGGCGAAGGATGCGAACAAAATCGACGCGCCCGCCGCGCTCACGGCCATGAACATCGACCAGTGGGCCGGGCTGATCATGGACGCCGCCGAACTGGCCGACGACCGCAACGTGAGCCTGACCCGCCTGGGCGTATCCAAGGATGTCATGGCCGCACTGATCAAGCTCAAGGACACCGGCAGCCGTTTCTTCGACCTCTCCGGCGACGGCTCGGACACGCTGGGCGACTTCGACCTAACGGGCATCGCGGGAAAGTTCCTGCGTGTGCCGGTGCAGATGCTGCCCAAGGCCCCGGCCGGCACCGCTTGCTTCATCGACCCGGAGGCCGTGACCGTGTGGGAGTCGGGCGGCCCGACACAACTCTCAGACGGCGACCCGACCAAACTCACCGAAAACTATTCGGTCTACGGCTACATGGCCGTGGCGGCCACGCACCCGCTCGGACTCATCCCCGTCAAGTTCGACGCAACGTCGGAAAGCGTGTGACATGGCCGACGACTGGACGGCCTACGAGCAGCCGGTGAGGGACGAAATCAACGTGCCATCCGGCGACGACGAGCGCGTGCGCCGCGCCATTCAAGCGGCCATCGGCTACGTCAACGGCGCGTTGGGAGGCCAAACAGTGGGGCAGGAGGTCATGACGGATTGCGTGACCTCCTGCGCCGCCGACCTCTACAACAGCCGCGACGCCAGACTTGGCGTCATGAGCGTGGGCGACGGCACTTTGGAGCCGTTCAGGGTCAGCACCGACCCGTTGCGCAGCGTATGGCCGAAGCTCAACGCCGCCGGCGTGCTCACAGGGAGCGTGGTGATCGCATGAGCGACCGGATAGCCACGGAACGCCAGGAGCTTGCCGGCATGGTGGAGGCCGCGCTGGGCGAGATCGGGTCGTTCGTCACCGGCGACGTGGCCAAGGCCCGGCCGCTGCCTGGCATGGTGGCCGTGTTCATCGAGCCCCCTGACATCGATTACCCCGTGTGGGGCGACAGACCCGAATGCACATGGCGTCTCGACCTCTTGGCCGGCACGCCCGCGACGCAGGCCGGCGCGTTCGACCCCATCACCAAGGCCATCGGCCTTTTGGCCGAAGCCGGCCTGAACATCGCCACCGCGCGCCCCGTCACGTTTTCCCTTGCGGGTGCGGGCACGCTGGCGAGCTACCAGATCACACTCAACCCATTGGACATACAGGAGGAATAAATCATGGCAACCAAGATCCGCACTCTCGGCGCGGGCAAGCTGAACATCACCGACACGACAAACGCGCGTGACTTCAGCGGCGACGTCATCAAGGCGCAGCTGGTCGCGTCGAACAGCAGCGAGGATCCGGTGAACTTCCTCGACGGTTCGCAGGAGACCAGCACGACGACCACTTGGACGCTCGAAGGCACCATCGGCGACGACTTCGGCTCGAACTCGCTGAGCCTGTGGTGCTTCGACCACGCGAGCGAGACGCTGCCGTTCGAGTTCGTCCCGAACATCAAGGGCGGAATCAAGTGGACCGGAAACGTGGAAATCAGCCCCGTGAGCATGGGCGGTGACGTGAAGAGCAAGAACACGAACGATTTCAGCTTCCCCGTCACCAACCTCCAGCACGAGCCTTACACCCATTCGGTCTCCCAGTGACGGACAAGGCGGCCTATGTGGTCGGGCAGAAACGGTTCGTGCAGACCATGCGCAAGGCCGGCGCGGACATGCAGGCGTTGAAGGGCGTCAACCGTGAGGCCGCCGACATCGCTTTGCGTAGCGTGCTGCCGCTCGTGCCCGTCGGCAATACCGGACACCTCAAGCAGAGCGTGCGCGTCGGGGCGACCATGAAGGCCGGCGTGATACGCGCCGGCCGAAAGACGGTGCCCTACGCTGGCGTCATCAACTACGGTTGGCCCGCGCGCGGCATCAGACCACGCCTGTTCGTCAACAATGGCGTCGCCTCAAGCGAGAGCATGTGGCAACGCCCCTACAAGCGGTTCATCGAACAAACATTGAAGCAGATCAAGGGAGCATAACCATGAACGATATGAAAATCACCTACACCGACGGGCATGTGGACGAGGTGCGCACCCAGTCACCGGCCGTGCTGACGAGAATGGAGGAGCACGCGCAGCTGGCCGGCTGGAAGCCGGGCGAGGCGAGCCAGATTCGCATGACGTTCTACGCGGCCTACATCGCCGTGCGATTGAAGCAGCTCACCGAACTGAAGTACGAAGAGTGGCTGGACACCGTGGACAACGTGACCCCTCTCAAGCACGAAGAGGAGGAAACCGGAAACCCTACCGTCTAGCCGCATGGCCTGACGACTCGCTCGGCCGCCTCTCGTGCGTGCTCGCCCGCAACTTCGGCGGCACGCCATGGCAGTGGCGAGAGGAGGCCAGCGAGCTTGATTGGGGCACGTGCGTGGAAATCCTGATGCAGGAAGCCGAGGAACTGGAGGAAGCTGAAAATGGCTCATAGCGCGATAATGTCCGTGAGAATCACGGGCAACAGCGACGACGCCGTGAAGGCGTTCCAGAAAGCCACCAGCAAGGCGGCGGCGTTCGGCTCGTTCATGGGCGGCGCGGCACTCAAGGGAGTCACCGCCCTATGGGACAAGGTGAGTTCGTTCGGCAGCGCCGTGATGAACATGAGCGACAGCACCGACAAATTTGTTTCCACGATGAACTTCGCCGGCATCGACACAAGCAACGTCGAAAAAGCATCCAAGGCGGCGCGCGATTACGCCGACCGCACCGTATACGATCTGTCCACCATCCAGAACACGACGGCGCAGCTGGCCGCCAACGGCATCGGCGATTACACCGGCCTGACCGAAGCGGCCGGCAACCTGAACGCCGTGGCCGGCGGCAACGCCGACACGTTCAGATCGGTGGCCATGGTGCTCACTCAGACCGCCGGCGCGGGCAAGCTCACCACCGAGAACTGGAACCAGATGGCCGACGCCATCCCAGGCGCGTCCGGCAAGCTCCAGAAGGCCATGAAGGCCAACGGCGCGTACACCGGCAATTTCCGCGACGCGATGGAAAAGGGTGAAATCAGCGCCGCCGAGTTCAACCAAGCGATTATGCAGCTCGGTATGAGCGACGTGGCCAAGGAAGCCGCCAGCAGCACCAAGACCATGGAGGGAGCTCTAGGCAACTTGGAGGCCGCTATCACCGGCGGGCTTACGGACGCTTTCGACCTCATAAAGCCGGCCGTCACTGGCGCGTTGACCGAAGCGGGCAATCAGATCAGCCAGTTCAGCCAGAACGCCACCAACGGCTTGCAACAGTTCATCCAGGGAATAAGTGACACGGGAGCGCTCCAAGCGTTTTCCGACATGGTATCGAGCATTGGCAACGCGCTATCCGCGTTGGGCGGCGCGTTCGCCAGCATCGCCACGACGATAGCGCCGGGCTTGCAAGGCTTATCCGACGCTGGCGGCATCGGCACCACGGTGGGCGAGGCGTTCAACGACGCGGCCGGAATCATCCAAGCGCTAGCGGACAAGCTCACACAGTTCGGCGATTGGGTAAGCGCCAACGCGGAACCCATCAGCGGCGCGCTTATCGCCATCGGCGGAGGTTTCGCCGCGTTCAAGGTGGCCGGCGTCATCAGCGCCGTGGTATCCGCGTTGCAGGGCTTCAATCTGGCGGCTGAGGCCGCGTCAATCGGCCAGTGGGCGTTGAACGCCGCAATGAACGCCAACCCCATCATGATCGTGGTCACCGCGATAGGCGCTCTTGTGTCGGCGTTGGCGTGGTTCTTCACCCAGACCGAGACGGGCCGGCAGATATGGAGCCGGTTCACCGCGTTCCTGGGCAATTGCGTGAACAATATAATCGCGTTCTTCCAGTCGTTGCCGGGCCGTATCGGCGCGTTCTTCCAGAGCGCGGCTGACGGTGCGAGGAACACGTGGAACAGCGTCGTGGATTGGTTCAAGGGCTTGCCCGGCCGCATCCTAGACGCCATCGGAAACGTGGGGAATCTGCTGGCCGACGCGGGGAAAAGCATCATTGACGGTTTCCTTAAAGGACTTAAGAGCGCTTGGAACAAAGTGACCGGCTGGATCGGCGGCATCGGCGACTGGATCAAGGCCCACAAGGGCCCGATCAGCTACGACCGGCGGCTGCTGGTGCCGGCCGGCAATGCCATCATGACGGGCTTCGCGCAGGGGCTGCAATCCGGCTTCGACTCGACCGTGCGCGGCACGATAGGCACCGTCAACCGGCGTCTGGCGTCAACCAGCCTCGCCATCGGCATGGCCGGCGTCTCCGGCTCCACCGTCGTCAACAAGTACGAGATAACCGTCTCCGGCATCGTCACCGACCCGGACGCGACCGCCAAACAGATCATCAGGCTCATAGAGCGCAGGGAAAAGAGCAGACGATGAGGAAACCACACATCTACCTCGACTGGGACGGCAACGAATTCGGCCCGAAGGAAATCACCACCAACCAACAAGCGAACCAGCTGGACGCCCTCATGGCGATCAACGGTTTCCGTATCGAATGGGGCGGATCAGAACCACTCGAAGCGCCGGAACCCGACGTCATGAAACTCGAAATACTCGACCGGCACGGCTGGTATCTGAAGGACATCACGAGACTCGCCGGCACCATCGTGACCGTAACGCTCGGCGGCGAGCCGACATGGGGCGACCTTTCCCGCGTCGGAAAGACATGGGGCACCATGCCGGGCACATGGGGCGATTTCGGCGAATGGGTGCTGGACGGCAAAAAAGACTACGATTACAACAGCCCCGTGCTGTTCAAAGGCCGCATGAACGCGGGCGGCACCGTCACGCGCACCGAAAACGGTTGGGTGATCGGCGCGACCGTCACGAGCGACATGGTCAACCTCAAACGCGCCCGCCTCGGCAATAACCGGACGACCGGCGACGGATACAACTGGGGCATGAACTCGCTCTCACGCACCAACGCCATAACGGACTACCTCGCCAATTCGGCCGCCATGCCCATATTCCAGGCATACACGAAAAACTACCTGCTCGCCAACGGCGCGGACTACCACCAGCACGTCAAACTCGGCTCATACCCATCAATGGCCACGCTGCTGGCAAAAAGCTACACGCTGATGAAGGACGGGACGCTGCTCCGATTCACGAACCGCATACGCAACTCATACTCAAACGGCAATGAGCTTGTCCCAGTTCGATTGAACGCCACCGCGACCCTGACCGCCACGGGCTTCACCGTGGCAGACCCCTACTGCGGCTACCCGCTGCTCGACGCCGAAGACTACCAGGCGTTGACCGTCACCGGCCGCGAGATCGTATCAGACCAGACCGCCGACATCCCGGAACCATTCGACCGGTACACCATCACCGGCGCGATCCTCGACAAGCACGAATTGAACGACGACGGAATCTATGAACCGGAATACGTGCAATCGGAACGCACTATAACCGCAGGCGACCTCTTGCCAGACACCCTCGTGGCCGGCGAGAAAAGCGAAACCATAGAAACCGACTTCATCTTCGCACTCTCCAAGGAAACCGCCGAAACCTTCGGATACCTGGAAGTGTTCGACCCGGAACCCACACGAAGAAAGCTCAACCAAAGCACCGTCGAACAATGCCGAAGGCTCACGCCGGACGGCATCATCTTCGACACACGCCACATGAGCCATTCCAGCCACTCGCAGCTTTTTGACACATGGGCCAAACCCATCCGCATCCACAACACCATTTACTCCGCCCTGACCGACGACACCGGCATAAACCCCGTCGAGGGGTGCTGGTGGATGATCGGCGGCACACTCGCGTACAAGGTCGCCGACGGCCGTGGAATCTGGACGCAGACACCAAACCTCATACCGATCACCACAAAGGAGCAGCAATGAAAAAGACGCAACCCTGGGGCATCACCTACCCGGACTCAGGCGACAGCATCAACCAAGCGCCCGCGCAGATGCAGGCCATGGCCGAAAGCATCGACACGGCCGTGGGGAAAATCGCCAACAAGCCGCCGATCACCTACGCCGTGGCCAAACAACTCGACCCCAACCAACAGCCCACGGCGGCCTACACCGCCTCCGAAACGTTCAACGGGCCGAGAACCCTGAATCTCGGAATCCCCCGCGCCCCGCGAATCAAGGGCGTCACCAGCGAACAGCTCGACCCGGCACAGTCCCCTACCGCCGCAACCGGCACCGACGAACACGGCGATTACAGCCTTCGTCTGGGCCTTCCCCGTCAACGCCGCCTCACTCTCGGCAAGATCACCAGCGTGGACAGCACCCAACCGGCGACGGGCAGCCTCACCACCGACGCACACGGCGACCAGACACTGGACCTCACACTGCCGCGCGGCCGCGACGGCGCGCCCGCCACGTTCGCCACCGGGCAGGGCATCAAGGGCACCGGGGCCGCCGACAACCCTCTAACCCTCTCACCGTTCCCCCTGACCAGAATCACCATCACGCACGGCAAAACCGGAGCCCTCGCCAACCAGCAAAGCATCTACCTCGGCTCAGCCGAAATCAAAGCAAGCCAGATCGTCGCGCGAATCAGTTTCGACTACGGGCTTACCTACAGCGCCGACGAATTCATGTTCACGACCCAAACAGTCGGCAATGCCCTCTATTTGTGGCTGACCTCCACCAGGACAGTTTCAATACCGATAGACCTCACCTATCTGTCACCCGTGGCCATAACCCTCATCGACCTGCTGGCAGTGCAGGCACAATAGAAAGGAAAACCAAATGGACAAAACACAGGCAATCGCAATGATCGTCACCCTCACACTCATCGTGGGCGACTACATCACAGGCGTGGCCAAAGCCATCGCCGCGCACGACATCAACAGCGAGAAAATGAGAACCGGCCTATGGCACAAAGCCACCTACATCTTCGCGGTAAGCCTCGGCGTCCTGATCGACTTCGCGCAACAGCACATCGATCTCGGCTTCAGCGTGCCCATCGCCACCGCCGCGTGCATCTGGATATCCCTCACCGAAATAACCAGCATCCTCGAAAACCTCGTGGAAATCAACCCCGAACTGGCCGACAGCCCTGTACTAGACCTTTTCCACACCAACAAAACCAACCCCAACAAGTAAAGGAACCTACCATGTCCTTCGAGTACATCACCAAATACAACAGCCCCAACTACACGCCAGGCCGCCCATACGGCATCGCTTGCGTCGTCATCCACTGGTGGGACGACCCCGCCAAGCATCCCACCTTCAACGGTGTTATCTCCACCCTGTGCAGTAAGTCACGCGGCGCATCCGCGAACTATGTCGCCGAAGCCGGCCGCGTCGCCTGCATCGTAGACCCCGACAACCGCAGCTGGGCCACCGGCGACGGAGTGGGCTGCAACAGCATGGGCAACGATAAGGGCATCAGCATCGAATGCAACCCCCGCCAGTCAGACGGCGACTACCAGACCATCGGCGAACTCATCCGCAACATCCGCAAGACCTACGGCGACCTACCGTTGAAACGCCACCGCGACCTCTCCCCAAGGCCAACGTCATGCCCCGGCACCTACGACCTTGACAGGCTCGACCGCATCGCACGCCATGGCGCGGCGTCGAACACGCCCACGCCAAGCCAGCCGTCAACGGCCGGCGTGGACCTCAACGCCCTCGCCGACGCCGTGATTCGC